AGAAGGTGTAGAAGATCCGTTTGGTGGTAAATACACTCCTTCTTTTGAAAAAGAAGACTTAACTGGTTTAGCGGGTTTAATTGATAATTTTAAAGGAATTAATTTTAAAGATGCATTAACTCCAGAGAATTTATTAACAGGAGTTGCAGGAAGTAAATTTGCAAGTATGTTTGGTATACCAGGAGCTGTAGGTAGTTTTGGTGCTAATCAATTTAGAAAAAAGTTAGAAGCTGAAAAAATAGATACTATAAAAAAAGGAATACAAAACAAATCTGGAACTAAAACTATTCAAAACAAAGTTGATAAACAAGAAAATACAATTAATAAAACTGCTTCTAAAAATAATTCTAAGTCTGGAGCATCTACAGTTAATCCTAATACTAAATTTGGTAAGAAGGCAGGCTACACCGGAGGAAATCCTAACCCACACACTAACACAGGTTGGAGTGGATCTAGTAAAACCAAAAGTAAAACCAAAAGTAAATCTACATCAAGTGGAAGACCAAACATGGCAGACATTGCTGGACCTAAAACTAAAACTACAAAACCTGCTTATAAAGGTCCAACAGTTCAACGGCCTGGATCTGGTGGCGGCGGTGGCGGTGGTGGCGGTGGTTGTTTCTTAAAAGGAACTTTAATTACAATGTTTGATGGTTCTAAAAAACCAGTAGAGCAAGTTGATCTAGGAAATAAAGTTGCAATAGGTGGTAAAGTATTTGCAACAGGTAAATTCTTGGTTGAAAATTTACACGACTATAAAGGTATTCAAGTATCTGGTAGTCACATGGTTAATGAAGATAATACATGGGTTAGAGTTGAAGACAGTAAACACGGTAAATCACTAGGTGATGATGAACATGTTGTATATGTATTTGGTTCTGAAAATAGAAGAATTTTAATTAACGATATTTTATTTACTGATTACTTTGAAGTTAAAGATCAAGAACAACTTTTAAAAGAAAAAGATAAATTTTTTGATAATTGGAAAACGTTTGCAATTAACGAAGATAGTAGTAACGTCAATACCCTAAATGCAAATTGAAAAATGGAATTTAAACAAACACTATTTAACTATTAGTAAATGGTGTAAAGAGCACAAATGGGACTTACCTATTCCAAAAGAGATGTTACCTCCATTAGGTGTAATAATAATAGAAGAAGAAGAGAAAATTTGTGCGGCTGGATTGTATGTAGATAAAAAAGCTAAATTTGGATTTATGTATGGTATATTTTCAAATCCAAAAACAAGTAAAATAAAGTTATTTAAAGCTATGAAATTGTGTTTAAAAGAAATTGAAAAACAAGCAACAAAAAATAAATTAGGAATGGTATACACTATTACAGGAGAACCTTCTTTAGATAAATTATATACTAAACACATGGATATGAAATTATGTGAAAAAGATGTAAAATCATATGTTATGAATTTAAATAAAAAAAAATACAAAAATTTAGACTGGATATCTTAATATGAAAGAAATAAAATTTAACCCAACTATTGGAAGACTAGTTGTAGTTCCTAATATAAATTCAGAGCCCACACCTGACGATCCGATAGCAACTCAAGCAGAAATATTACAATTTGCAGCCGACACTGAATATGAAACTACCTATAATCCTGAAATACTTAATGAAGTAATTGACAGTTTGACAGTAAAAGAAACACCTGATAGTACTACTATTGAAGAAGGTGTTGAATCCATAACAGAGAAGGTATAGAATAGCATATGGCTGAAATAGATAAATCATTACCCAATACTGCGACTGAAGTTGAAATTCCAGAAGAAGAAATAGTAGATGCTACAGAAGCAGTTACTGATACTTCAGGAGAAACAGAAGTACAATTAGATGAAGATGGTGGTGCAACAATTAATTTTGACCCAACAGCTAACGCTCTTGAAGGTGGTGAACAACATGATGCAAACTTAGCAGAATTTTTAGAAGACAAAGTATTAGATCCTTTAGCCTCTGAGTTAATGGATAAATATTCTACATACAAAGAAACTAGAGGAGATTGGGAAGAAAGTTATAGAGAAGGTTTAAACTTACTTGGATTTAAATACACAACTAGAACAGAACCTTTTAAAGGAGCAAGTTCAGTTACTCACCCAGTTCTTGCAGAAGCAGTTACACAGTTTCAAGCACAAGCTTACAAAGAATTATTACCAGCCGAAGGACCTGTTAGAACTCAAATTTTAGGAGACATCAATGTTCCTAAAGAAGAGCAATCTAAACGTGTTAAAGATTTTATGAATTATCAAATAATGGATCAGATGAAAGAGTATGAACCAGAGTTTGATCAAATGTTATTTTACTTGCCTCTATCAGGATCTACTTTTAAAAAAGTTTATTACGATGATTTATTAGGTAGAGCCGTAAGTAAATTTATACCAGCCGAAGATATAGTTGTTCCGTACTCTGCTACCTCATTGGAAGATGCGGAAGCAATTATTCATATGGTTAAAATGTCAGAGAATGATTTAAGAAAACAAATGTATTCAGGTTTTTATAAAGAAGTAGAACTAGGAGAACCTTCGTTAAAACAAGATAAAATAAAAGAAAAAGAATTAGAGATTGAAGGAATTAAAGCCAATACTTCTGAGGACATGTACACAGTTTTAGAAATGCATGTAAATTTAGATTTAGAAGGTTATGAAGATATGGATGAAGAAGGTGAAGAGACAGGAATTAAATTACCTTACATTGTAACTATTGATGAATCTAGCAATGAAGTTTTATCTATTAGAAGAAATTATGAAGAACAAGATCCTTTAAAAAAGAAAAAAGATTACTTTGTACATTTTAAATTTTTACCAGGAATGGGTTTTTATGGTTTAGGTTTAATTCACATGATTGGTGGATTAAGTAGAACTGCAACTGTTGCACTAAGACAATTATTAGATGCTGGAACTTTAGCTAACTTACCTGCTGGTTTTAAAACTAGAGGGGTTAGAATGAGAGACGACGCTCAACCTTTACAACCTGGAGAATTTAGAGATGTCGACGTTCCGGGTGGAAATATTAAAGATCAGTTTATGCAATTACCTTTTAAAGGACCGGACCAAACACTACTTCAGTTAATGGGTATTTGTGTTAGCTCTGCTCAAAGATTTGCAAGCATCGCCGATTCTCAAGTAGGGGATATGAATTCACAAGCCGCTGTTGGAACGACAGTTGCATTATTGGAACGTGGATCGCGGGTAATGTCGGCTATACATAAAAGATTATATGTAGGACTTAAAAACGAATTTAAATTATTAGCAGGTGTATTTAAAACTTATCTACCCCCTGAATATCCTTATGATGTTCCAGGAGCGAGCAGGAATGTTAAGGTTGCAGATTTTGATGACAAGATAGATATCTTGCCTGTTGCTGATCCTAATATTTATTCTCAGACACAAAGAATTTCTATGGCACAAGCACAATTACAATTAGCTCAATCTAATCCTAAAATGCATAATATGTATCAAGCCTATAGATCAATGTATGAAGCGTTTGGTATAAAAAATATAAATGCAATTTTGCCACCTCCACAACCACCACAACCGATGGATCCAAGTTTAGAACATATTATGGCTATAAGTGGTAAACCTTTTCAAGCGTTTCCAGGACAAGATCACAAAGCACACATCGATGCACACTTAAGTTTCATGTCTATCTCTATGGTACAAAATAATCCAATGGCAATGATGTCATTGCAAAAAAATATACTAGAACACATTAGTTTAATGGCACAGGAACAAATTCAATTAGAGTATGTTGAAGAAATAAAAGAAATGCAAATGATACAACAGCAAATGCAGCAAATGGGACCTATGATGCAAAATCCACAAGCAATGCAACAAAACCCACAAGCAATGAAAATGCAACAACGTATTCAACAACTAACATCTATGATGGAATCTAGAAAAGCAGTGTTAATTGCAGAAATGACTATGGAATATGCTAAAGAAGAAGACAAAATTAGTAGTGAAGTAGGTGGTGATCCATTATTAAAACTAAAATCAAGAGAATTAGACTTAAAAGCTAGAGCGGATCAAGATAGAACTGACAATAACTCAGCAAGACTTGACTTAGACACTATGAGAGCTATGATGAACGACCAACAACACGATGAAAAGCTAGAACAAAATGAAGAATTAGCTGAAATGCGTGCAGGAGTTTCAGTTATCAAACAAGAAATGGCAGAT